CTAACCTTGACGGCTATTGGATATACTTGAACAACGAAGACGAAGGTTGGAGAGCCTATGACCATGCGGAAGATTGTGGAATCATCCATGAATACAACATTTCCGACCTGAAAGAAGCAATCAAGACCATAGAGAAATGCGAGGTGTGAGCATGGCAACAGAAGCACAAAGAAGAGCATCAAAGAAATACGATGCAAAGAACACGAAGACCTTTGCAATAAAGCTGAACAGGAACACGGATGCCGACCTGATTGAGAAACTGAACACCGTTACCAGCGTACAGGGATATATCAAGGAACTTATCCGCAAAGACATCAAATAGCCGTAGAGCCTCAAAAAAACGAGGCTCTATTTTTCGTTTTAAGCGATTTTTTCAAGGTCGGTCAATATCTAATATGCCTTAATATTTGTGTAGTTGACAAGATATAGTGCCGACATTATAATAGTAGATGTAAGAACAACCACATAAGGTGCTACAATATCACTTCCGTTAATTATGACTTAAATAGGAATAGTTGATAAAGTAGCACCAACCTACGAAGGGAGGTGCATTTTTTAATGTTGAAAATCAAAACAGTTTTTTTCAAAAGCATCCAAGACATTGACACATCAGTGAACGCATTCCTGTCAGGCATTGAAACGGAACAATTCAAGAGCATCAAGGTTGAAGACGAAAAGGGGTTTGCGGTCATTTTGTACGAAACAAAGGAAGAATGGAAAAGCCGGATGTGTTCCGAATGTCAGTATTGGGATGATGGGAATTCATCCGATTCCGTCAGCGGTATCTGCCACGAATGCGGAGGCAGACGCAGATTCAATTGCAGAGCCTGTGACCGCTTCAAAGATGTAAGGGGGTGACAAAATGATTGATTCATTAGCCAAGAAGAACATTGACACGCTGATACACGAAATGGCAATGGTTGCAAGGGGCATGGTCATCACGCACGAAGCAACAAAGGAAGAAGTGTTTGACTACATCATGGAAAGCGGAAACGCAGAATTTGAACGGATCTTCACCGCACCTGTCAAGGAAGTCTTGTGCGAGATGCTGGAAGAAATGACAGGCATTGAGATTCCTAAAGAGAAGGGAGAAACCAAATGAAAAAATACAGAATCAGGGAAGGCAGCATTGCCGATTATGGAAGATACGCTTTGACAGGACTTGTTTTCTTTGTAGGCTTGGCACTCGTTGCTGGGTTTACTTATTAGTAGTAGTAGTGGCTATATCTATAGGTACATCCTGTGGGCGGTGGCTATCGTCTTAAAAACACAATCTATCCTCTTATTCACTTATGGCTTTTTGACCACATTCACAATGACACCGTCCACAGAGAAAGGAGTACACATGGGAAAGTTAGCACAGATGAAACCGCAGATTGAATTTCTGCTGACCAAATATCCTGTATTGCGTGACGATGATTTTCTGTTAATCGGCATGGCCTACCACACCTATTACGGCATCGGATATGACCAGCCATTTCTTTATGTTATGAAGCATCACAAGGAACTTGGTCTTCCGTCTTTTGAAACCATCAGGCGAACACGGCAGAAGGTACAGGAAGAGAATCCTTCGCTGGAATCGTCAAAGGCGAAGAAGAAGGAACGGCAGATGGCATTCAATGATTTTTTAGAATTTGCAAGAAGTTGAAGGAGGTACAACATGACACTTTATGAATTGAGCGAGGCAATGAGAAACTTTGACCTTGAGATTGACGAAGAAACAGGCGAGATCCTGAACGCAGACGAATTGGAGATGCTCACGATTGAGCATGAACTGAAGTTGAAGAACTGTGTGTGGTGGTACAAGAACATGAAGGCTGAAGCGGAAGCACTCAAAGCCGAGAAGATGAAACTTGCGAAGCGTCAGCAGACGGCTGAACGCAAAGCCGAATGGATGAAGCGTTATCTTGCACAGGATCTTGGAGGCAAGGATTTCAAACCTGAAGATGATGTCACGGTGCGTGTGACATGGCGAAAGAGCAAGACGGTGGAATGCTCCGACATCTACCGTGTGCCGGACGAATATGTCCGTTTCAAAGAGCCTGAACTTGATAAGACCGCAATCAAGAAGGCTGACAAGGACGGTGTAGACATCAGCGCATTCGGTTGCACCATCGTAGAGAACAACAACATTCAAATCAAATAGAAGGAAGGTGAAAAAATGGCTACCTTTGATGACATTCAAAACGCAAACAGGTCAATCAAAACTACACCTATAAAGGGGAAGGAATATGCAGAAGTAAACCAGCGCATTAAAGCATTCCGCATGGTCTATCCTGAAGGCTTCATTCACACAAGAATGAAATCAAATGAAAATGGTTTGTGTGTGTTCAGGGCAAAGGCTGGTTTCTTTGATGAAAACGGTCTTCCTCATGTGATTGGTACAGGAACGGCATACGAAAAGGAAGATTCATCATTTATCAACCGCACATCCTATATTGAGAACTGTGAAACAAGCGCAATAGGACGGTGTCTTGCCACATTGGGATTTGGAATAGACACATCAATTTGTTCTGCTGAAGAACTTGGCAATGCACTCGCCCAGCAAGAGGCAAACGCACCTATAACAGAAGAGCAAATCCGTGCTATCCGCAAACTTGCAAAAGAGAAGGGCAGCGAGGTCAAGGAAATCTGCAAATACTTCAATGTCAAGTCATTGGACTACATGACCGCATCCGATTACGGCAAGTGCATGGCAATGCTGAATGCAAAGAAGGGAGCATCCGATGAAGCGTCTTCATAGCATTTTCACCGACAACATGGACAAGTGTCTTGTCACAGGCATTGAAGCAACATCCGAGAACAGGAACGGCATTGAGATCCACCACATCTTCAGCGGAACTGACAGGGCGAAAAGCGAACGGTTCAATTTCTGCGTACCGCTTCATCGTTCGGTTCATCCGAATTCCGCATTCTGTAGGGATAAGACTTGGCAAGACCTTGACCATTGGCTGAAGCGAAAGTGTCAGGAATATTTTCTTGAAATTGCGATGCTGGGTGACCGCCAAGATTGGTACAACCTTTTCGGACGCTATTGGGATGACAGGTGCAATGAAAACGTGTGGCTGAACGGTAAATTTGAATGGAGGCTATGATGGACAAATTGAAGTGTCCATGCGTCAATTGGTATCCTGAATCCTTCATGGCTGGAACACGGAAGATGACGGATGAAGAGGTTGGCATCTATATCAGGGCATTAAACAACCAATTCATTGAAGGAGGCATTGAGCCGGACGAATACAAGACATTCCCAGCGAAGGTCAAAAAGAAATTCGTCAAGAAGGGTGACCTGTACATCAATGAGCGCATGGAATTTGAACAGAACAGGAAGAAGAAGTACAAGGCTTCAAGGGAGCAGAATCTCAAATATCACGGACACACAAAAGAAGAATGGGAAGCCATGACGATAGAGGAACGGCTCTCATGTGTGACATGATATAGGCTTCCATATGAAGCACCATATTGTTGTTCATATGGGCATCCATATGGCTCACCATATGGGAATCCATATGATAATAATAACAATAATAAGAATAAGAACAATACTTATAACTATCTAATTTATATATTTGTATATAAGAAAGGAAATAGAAATGGGAGCAAAGATTGAAGGCAAAGGCAGAGTGTTCTCAAAGGAGCATGACGGCTGGACATCTTACACGCTTGGGATCTCAAGCAAGAATCAGGATGGCAAGTGGGTGAACGCTTACCAGCCGATTCGCTTCAAGAAGGACACGGTGCCGCCACAGAACGCAACCGACATTGAGTATGTCGCATTCCCTGTAGTCAAGGAAAGAACGGTGGACGGACAGAACAGAAACTACATCATGTGGCAGATACTTTCATGGAAGGTCGCAGAAAAAGAGCCGGATGCTATGCCACAGACCGAGCCGACAGGATTCACGGCTCTTGAAGGTGGTGACATTCCGTTTTGACGAATAGAAGAGATAAGGGCAAACGATTTGAACGGCTGGTGGCTGGTCTGTTCCGTTCAATCGGCTACGAAGCAAGGCGAGGTCAACAGTATTGCGGTGCTAATGGTGACGCTGATGTGGTCGGTGTTCCGCATTTGCACATTGAGTGCAAGGCAAGGGAACGAGGACAGGGCGAATTGTACGATTGGATGTCACAAGCAAAAACTGATGCAAGGGAAGGCGAAGTGCCTGTGGTGATCCACAAGAAAAACAACTGTGCCGTGTTGGTCACAATGGAGTTTGACCAATGGGCAAAACTATATCAAGCATGGGAGGTTGAACATGATATTTGATTCTATTTACAAGAAAGGCTATGAAGCCGGACAGACGGCTGCACGGCTTGAAAACCAAGAAGCACAAAACAGACGGCTGGAAGAAATGCTGAAATACGGCAAGGAAATCGGACGGCAGACAGGCTTTGAAGAAGGCTGGAAGAAAGGCTATGAATACGGCTATCAGGAAGGCGAAGCTGACGCAAAAGCAGAAATCGGTGTGATTGACCTTGAGAGCCTTCAAAAGGACGGTGACGAAGAATGCGGTTCTTTGACTTCTTTGCTGGAATAGGCGGTTTCCGCTTGGGAATGGAAATGGCTGGGCATGAATGCGTAGGGCATTGCGAGATAGACAAATATGCAAATATGTCTTATGCCGCCATGCACCATCCAAAGGAAAGCGAGGTGTTTTTTACAGATGTGCGAACAGTTGACCCTTGGGATATGCCTGAATGCGAATGCTACTGTTTCGGATTTCCAT